TGCTGTTAGGCTAACTCCTGTATAATCAAATGTTTCAGTAACACCAGTACTACCATCTTGAGTTGTAGCTCCAACAAGTGTTAAAGTACCGCTTGTAGGAAAACCAACTACACTGTCTACTTTAATTATTCCAGAACCGGACATTGTATCTGTTTGACCAATAGTCAATGCTAATTCAGTAGAAGCTGCACGATATATTTTTTCACCTCTACAAGCTATAACTACATTAGCAAAGTTAGCTAACCCTATTATACTTTCGTTTGCGCTAGATGTTTGTGGTACAATTACATTAATATATTTACGATAGCCGTTTATTCTTCTATACCCACCCTCAATGTCAGGCTCAAAGTTTTCTAAAACTAAAGCTTGACCCGGCTCCATCTGAAACGTAGAGCGATTTAAAACTAAACCACCCTCACAGTTAAATGCTACTGGTTGTGTTTGAGAACTATCTGGCATTAATGTCTCTCTATTACTGTAGAGCTAAGGTAGTCAAACCTATTAACAAGAAGTGTTTGCATATTCTTAATACCTTGTTCAAATCTTTGAAAGTTAAGTTGGTATTGATTTACTTCACCTCTATACTGATATACAAAAGCAGTAGCGCCACCTATGATAACAGGCTTAAACCTATCGGGAATAGTTGTAGTGTCATCGTGTGCAACTAAATCGGCTGGAAATGTGTAGTAATCAAAAGCAAGTTTGTACTCTTTATCTGGGTACGGATATAATAAATAGTTATTGTCCGGAGTACGAACTATATTTTTTGGCATACCACCACTATCAAATTGTGTTACCGTTACTCCACTGGCGTAAGCGGCGGCAGTAGTTCCACCAGCACCTCGTGTACAACCTGTAAGGGTACTACTAGATATTGCTGTATATGTAATTTGCTCACTGCCTACATGTATAGTTCCTGTTGCGGCAAGACCGGTAACAGAAGTAAGTGTTATTGTTGTTATTGAATTTGTGTGTGTACCGTTTAGTGTAGTAGATATAACATCATCTTCTTGGTTTGCATAGTCTTTACTTATGTATTCATTATATGTAAGTATAGTAAGACTAGTACCTGAAGAACCTAAGTCATTATCTTTTTTTATTCTTGCGGTATTGTAATCTACATGTTTTGAATCTGTAGGCAAAGTATACCTTGATATTCCCGGAACTAATGTAGAATTATTTATAGCGTGATTAAATGGATAAGAAAATTCTCTTTGGTTAATAAAACGTATTGCTTCATTAACAGCATTCTTACACTGTATTTGTATACCTCTAGCATTATTAAATGTACCAGAAGTTAATGCTACTTCATTCATACGAGTAATAACGTCGTTAGCTAATGTAAGATATGTGAGTGTCATTATTTTACCTAAAGATTTAACATAGCCTAAAGGGGCCAGTACAAAACCAGCCCCCTCAGTATTTTATTTATGCAAGTGCGTCACGAGCAACTTCAGTACCTTCTAATGAACCTTGAGCACTAACATCCATAAGCATACAGTAAACACGAAGTTTACCTGCTGAGAATGTTGCACCGTCACCTGCGAAGGTTACGTCCATTGTGTCTGCGACTGCACTAATAAGTACACCTGCCTGAGCCACTGTTGGAGCATATGCAAGATCGGCAGCTCCATCAATGTCAAATGCAGCAACGTATTCATTAGGATCAATTGCAGTACCAAGAACAACAGTAGCATTTGAACCAGTGTTCATAGTTGCGCTTTCGACAACCTGTACACCAGCCCAAAGAATTACTGTATCCGCTGGAATTGCTATAGCTTGAACTATATCCCCAGATGAACAATCAATAGCCTGTGCAGTAAGATCAATCGTCATCTCAACTAAATAAGCGCTGCGACCACGAGGTGAATCACCACGGGCGGTTTGTAATAATGCTGTTAAAGTAGCCATAAGTTATTTCCTCCCTTTAAGCTAAGTGATACTTGGCGTTAACCAAGGCTTCTGGACGTAGTATTTTTCGTCCATACAAATGCATTCCACGAACAATGTCCGAGAAGCTGTCTGGGTCACGATATGTCTCAGTTTTGTTGATCTGCTCTGCAGTTGCAACGGCTGAGTCGTGTCCAGCAACAATCATACCAAAGTTAGCAGTTGAGTTCGTTCCAGCAAAGGAAGGACCACTACCAACAGTAGGTAAGTTGTTAGAAGTATATACACGGAAACCATGAATGTTAGTTCCAACTTGACCATTCTGTAAACCAGAACCACCAAAGTCAGCATTAAACAAACGTGAATCTTCATCTTTTAGAAGTTCCATGAATACTGGGTCTACAACCAACCAACGGCCTTGTGTATCCACATTCTGTTGATCCAACAGACGTGACATACGTGCAATGACGGTTAGTGGGAAAGTATCACCAGCAGCAGGTGTTGAGTCAGTAGCTCCACCAGTACGAGGTTGTAAAGCAAGAGCTTCACCAGCCGTACCACCAAAGTTACCAGCGGTAATTTTCATTGACGCTAATAGTTCGTCAGTTCCTGCTGTAGAAACTGCAACTGTACCATTTACGGTAGTATTTACAGTGTCTGGACTTCCATGTAATGCAGACTGTTTAAAGCCTGTTAAGTAACCAAGTACGTCTTGGTCAAACTGATCGCCTAAACGATAAGCCGCACGATCCGAGGCAAGACCTTGGAAGTTTACGTGGGAATGGGCTTCTTCTATATCGTCAACCTTAAAAGCAAAATAATTCGCTTTGTCGATTGTCAATGAAAAGTCCTCATCGTCTAAATCTTGTGGCGTTATTGTCGTGCCCCTCAGATAGGGTTGAACAGTGATCTCAGGTTCTTTAATAATTTTTACTGAGTCACCCATATTTGCAATTTCTCCAAAATAATCAGAGTTAGTAATTGCCTCACAGACAGATGCTTTGCGGAATGCAAGTTGCACCTGTTTGCTGTAGATGATTGGTGAAAAGTTACCATTTGGTAAACTGTTATAACCACCAGCGGTTCCGAATGCCATAATAATTCTCCTTAGCATTAGATACAGATGCAAACGACTAATGACTTATACAGAGGCTAAGTTCTACTAGGGTGCGTTCTTCAGAAAGTTGGCCTACCTTCTAATAAAACGGGCCACGAAACATTAGGTTGTCCGAAAGCGTTATTGTTGTTTGCGTAATTTTAGTGTATTACTAATGCGGGTATCCGTATAGGGGCCGCATTAATACATTGTACATATAGTTATATCATAAATAACTTAGATGTCAATAGCTTTTACCGAGCATTGCCCGACATATCGTAAATAAATGTACCACCACGAATAGATTCCATTATTGCATCGGAAGCCTTTTCGTATTGTTGTGGGGACATCTTAGCTACCTGTGATTCTTTGTATACGCCTTTAGAATTGTTAGCGTCAGGTTTACTTCGATCTGTCCTATTATTTACAGAACGTGCAGCATCTTTCGAAGTTGCAGGTTTATTTGTTTTTATACCGGCATCCATTTTGTACAAGTCAATTGCGCGGGATGCAGACCGAGAGTCATCGGCATTTTCATATAGAGCGTCTTGTACCCACTTAGGCTGATTGTCTGCCCATTCATGGAACTCATCACTATCTCTAATTTCACCAAAGTCAGGGTGTACAGTCATTAATTCTACTTCAGCTTTCTGACGAGTTGCATCAGCTTTCATATTATCAATTTCTTTTACACGATCTTCTAGACCTGCAGATTGTTCACGTGCTTTTTTAATTGCAATAGTTTCTACAATGGCTGCTACATCGGGGTATTGTTTTGCCCATGCGTCAATGTCTTCATCGGACTTAGGTAATTTAATTTCTTGTTTAGTAGACTGGTCAAGCTGACGTTCAATACTTTTAAGCTTGTCTTCCCATGTCTTTTCTTTATCTTGCATATGGCGACGAAGATCACCATAACGTTTCTTAAAACTTTTCTCTTCTGCATTTGCAGGAACTTCAGATTCTTCACTAGATGTTTCTTCTGCAGAATTATTTTGTTCTGCAATAAGTTTTTCTAGTTCTTCCTCTTCCATCTTACGCTTGTCTTCATTACTGTATTTTCGGTTAGCAAATGCTACCGTATTTTGTGGCGTCATATCTTCTGCCAAAATACTATCGTTCATTATATTTTCCTAACTGGAGCCACCGTAGCCGTATATGGGGGATGAGTAGCCAGTATACATATATAGCAGATTATCGTGCTGCTAAACCACGTCGTCTAGGTGCAGGTGCAGGTGGTTGTAATTCACCCAACAATTCTGGACCTAATAAACTTACTACTATTTGTCCCGCTGGGGATTGTATTAAATCTATTATTTGTTGTTTATCTTCTGGGGGCAATAAATCAAAACGATTACCCACATTCATTTTATAATCTTCAAATTCCATGTTACTTATTCCTAAACATTTTATATTTACCTACGAGGTAACAGATGGGTTCTAGTATAGATCGGTATACACGTCCTAGAGTATCTCGTTTCTTACCTTGCATCTCCGCACGTAAGTCTGCAGTACGGTGTCTAGCAATATTTTCTAGGATAGTTCTAACAAACTTGTTATTATTTTTATACGCTATATCAACAAGTGGTTGGAATAATATATGATAACCTACTTCGTGTGCCTTTGTCAAGCTCTTTTCTGAATAAGATAACCAAATAGCTTGACGATATGAGCCAAAGCCATATGAATTATTCATAGCGGTACATACAATTTTACCGCCGCCACCGCCTGCACCACTACTAGATTCGCTACCACCTGTACTACCTGTATAGCCTTGCGACCCTTTACGATCACCTACAGAACCTGTGTAAGCTGTACTCCCAACACTAGCCCTTGTAGCTGATGCTTTTTTATCTAACTCTGCACTTCCAGTAATAGATTCATTATCATCTCGTCTATTATCACGATCAAAGGTACGTGTTAATACATTAGTTCCCGGTTGATTTGTCCATGTTGCACCTGCCATGTTTGGATCACCACCACTTGCGTCCGTTCCAAGTAAAGCTTTTGCACTTCTAGATAATTCACCTTTTCTGTCTGGTGTAACTGTAGTTTTTCTATTTGTACTAGCAATACTAATTGCATCACGATCATACTCACCAACTTCACGTTGTCTATAATTAAGTCCATTCCTAATAGTTTCAGCAAGAGTAGGTTTATGGTATGCACCCTTCTCATCTACAAATACATTTCTACCTGTAGATGATCTAATTGCAAAACCATCTTTGTCTGACAAAACTCCTGTTGAAGTACCGTCGGAAACTTGTCCTACTACATAGTTATCTACTGTTGTACCACCCTGCTTGCCTGCCGTTTTATTGTCTTGCATTGCTCTACCTAAATTAGCATCAGGTAAATTATTCCATGCAGTACTCATAGTAGACTGACCCGCCTTATATGTTTTTACAGGTTGAGGTTTTTTTACTAAGCTATTGTTAGTAATATCACCAATAGCAGTGTCCGTAACGTCTGTAATTACATTGCTACTTAAGTCCTTTGGACGCAATGGTGGAATTGGTGAAGTTAAAGTTGATGCAGGTGCATCTCTTTGCATGCTAAGTGCAGTACTTCTAAGGCCATCATCTGGCCTTTGTGTAGTAGAGTTATCTAATGGTGCATTAGATTCAATACGGGGTAATGTATACGCTGATTGTTTGTAGGGATTTGCTTCGCCTCTAGGATCAAACGAAGGCATGTCAACAGCTAACCCTGAATATGTATCAGCCGTAATTTTGTTTTGTTCTTGTTCTGCTCTACGCTGTCCTGCCTCACGTTCTGCCTCGCGTTCTTGCATTTTTGCATCGTCTAAGTCGAAGCCTTTATATGTATATCCTAAGCGATCAATACTATCTAGCTGCGGGTCTACGCCCCTACCTGCATTACCAATCATAGGTTCTTGTTCACGAGGAGCAGTGTTAGGAATAACTGTATTGTCCATCCGAGGCATACCTATATTTGTAGGTTCGTTGCTAACTATTGCGTTTTGTACTTCTCCTACCCGTTCATTTGGTATAATATTACGAGGATCATACGGGTCTGCGGCATTTTGTCTACCTGTTGTAACACCACTTGTTGGAACACTAGAAGCATAAGTTTGTTGTGCCGGTGTAACTGCATACGGAGCAACATCACCAGCAAAACTACCGGCTTTATCTTTTGTATACATAGGAGCTATTGTATTATCCATACTTGGCATACTTACCGGAGTACCATCTGTCCCATAAAAACTATCGCGAGTCTGTACTGCCGTAGGAGACATATCCCTAAACGTTCGGTTTGGTAAGTTTGGTAAGGGTGCAGGTGCAGGTGCACCTAAATCTCTTTGCATGTTAAGTGCAGTACTTCTAAGGCCATCATCTGGCCTTTGTGTAGTAGAGTTATCTAATAATTGTGCAGGTGCACCTAAATCTCTTTGCATGTTAAGTGCAGTACTTCTAAGGCCATCATCTGGCCTTTGTGTAGTAGAGTTATCTAATAATTGTGCAGGAGAAGGTCCATCCATACCCGCAAAGAAATTACCTTTTTCTGGAGTACTTATAAATGGATCGCCCCCAGTAGGTGTAAGAATTGTATTTTCGCCCAATGCTAAGGGGTTAGTAGTTGTTGGGGATGTTGGTATATTACGAAATAACTCAGGATCAGCGATGCCAATCTTTACCTCTGGGGATACTACAACCGTACCATCTTCATTAACAGCTACAGCATTTTTTGCATTTTTTAGTTTAGCGTCAACGTTCATAATTTGTTTTGTTAACTCTGGGGCAACACCAAACTTGCTAGTAAATTTATCTACTACACCAGCTAATAGACCACCAGATTGTTCTACAACTTTTGCTCTAATGTCTAATAAACTCTGTTGCTCTACTTTAGAAAATTTACCTGACGTTATGTACTTATCTAAACGGGCAACATTTTTTCTATCGTCTGCTTCCATAAGGGCCGCGCCAGCATACCCTACTACGGGTCCAAACAATCCCATCACTCCCTTAGAAAGGGTACGACTAAAACCTACTGTATTATTCATGTAACTAGTATACTCTGCCGCTGTCATAGCGTCAAATTCAGCTTCTGTAGGTGGTGGTGGGTCTTGGTTCATTCTATCTTCTCTAACACTATCTTCTTCTCTAGTGTCAGCAATAATATCCTCAACAACTGGAGGAACGGGTGTAGCATCCGGCGGTGTAGCCGTGTCGTCTGAATTGTATAAAGCATATCCTACAGGAATAGGCAAGGACGGTACACCATTTATGAAAGGAATCATAAGAACGCTACCAGCGGCATTACGATACTCACGCATTTCCATATACTTATCGCCCATTAAATCTTTAAATGTTGCCAATGGTCTGTCTTGAGGTGGTATAGGTTGTACAGGTGTAAGAGGACGCGTAGAAGAAGTGTTTACAGAACGGTCAGTCGATGCACTTGTAGGCAAGGTTCTAGTTACACCAGATGGTTGCATTGCAATACCACCTACGGCAAAATCTTGTACGTCTTCACCGTCATCACCTATAATCATAAGGTCTGCCATTTCAAACGGCATATCATCTGGGATAGTAGCTTCGTCATTATTACCCATCTGACCCATAGCTTCCATCTTCTTTAAGCCTATCTTAGCTTCTTGACGTAGTGCCATCATCTTATCTAAACCATGATACCTTACGACATCTGCAGGAAATATAAATTCACCCTCGCTTATGTTAGCGGGAATGTCATCACGAACACCTTCTCTAGTGCCACCAATTGGTACACTATTTCCAGATTCTTCGTCTATCATGCCACCTTCATCTTTGAGGCCACCATCATTAAACATTTCCATTTGTCGATTCATCATCAGTTATTTCCTTTAGTTAGCCTTTAATACTTCATCACGTAATAACTTCAATCTACGTAGTTGAAAGATAGCACCTTGCGCTCTATATATAATATTATCATTGTCAGTCTGTTCCATAGCACGATGTTGTTGTGATATAAGTTCATCTAAATATTCACTAAACTGGTCCCACTGCTGGTGGTTGTTGACCAGCCCCTTGAGCTTGTTGAGGTGCTCCTTGTTGTTCATTACCACTAAATCCTTGTTCTTGCGGTAGTGGTACTTGGCCTGTGCCTATGTTACCACCTCCGGCTCCTGATGGGTCCATTGCGTCTGCACCTGCCGGTGCTCCTTGCTCTGGTGCGGGTTGTTGGAAACCCTTCATAAGTTCAGCTTGAATTGCGGCTTCATTCATGTTGTTAGTTACTTTGTCAGGGTCTAGTTCTAGAGATGTTGCAATCTCCCGTATAATGTATTGGAATTTTGCAAAGGGTGCAAGTGTAGGGCTAGAAGCAATTTGCATAAACTGCATTAGTCTTTGACTACGTACCTCATTAGCCATTAAGCTTTCTGTACCACGAGCCTTAACTTCTAAGTCACCTTTAATCATTGGATCATAATCAAACTGCATGTTAAATCTAAATAGACCCTCACCTAGTGGGCGTAACAAGTAATCGTCTACATTCTTAATTACGTTCTTAACGCCACCTTGTGCCGCACCCATTAGCATACTTATACCTGAAGCTGTACGTCCTACACCTGACACGCCTGTTTGCCCGTGAGCAAAAGATGGAAAGCCAGTTGATTCATCTGCAAGTACTCGTGCTTTGTCAAACAGTTGTAAATTCTCTTGAGATACATTAGGAAACTTTGTGCCGAAGATGGCCTGTCCGGGTGCACCCCCCTGTCTCCGAAACACTTTTCCGGGGTACACAGACATATCTTGTCCGGGAACTAAGTTAGTTTCATCTACCTCTAAGATCAAGTTACCTGACAGTACAGCATTATCTACAGCCATACGCATAAACCCGTTCATCAAAGTTTGTGTATCGTCCATATTCTCAGCAATACCTACACCAAAAAAGCTGTAAGGATTAAGTTCATATGGTGCAGCCATGTAAGGAATACGCGCAGGCTTGAAAGGATTCATAACCATACGAAGTAACTTACCATTACAAATCCATACGTTAGCTTGTAACTCATCTACAGTCTCTAGTTCTTTTGGTATCTCTACGCCCTGTTCTATAAGCATCTCGACATCTACCATGCCCCAGTACTCTAGTACTTCAAAGCGTTCAATGCCATGCTCTGGTGCATAATCAGATAGATCATCTTCCCAGTGTTCTTTATTATAATTTTCCCCAAGCTGGATAGCATCATCAATAACGTTAGAACGAAAGAATGGGCGACGCTTTAAAGCTCTTAACTGTGTGCGAGACATCTTGTGTCGTTCTATTACAAACTGTGCTTCATCCATATTATTAGCATCTGGATCAGGATAGAAGTTCCATACAGATACATGAGATACCTGTGGAACAGTTTTAATAGTAGGTGAATACTCACCGTCATCATCCCAATTAGGATACTCTTTATCTACAGCAAATGGACCTTTCATTACACCAGTACCAAACAGTGCCATCTCAAAGGCAGTGCTACGAAGATGTTTACTTGCACTTGATTCATCTAACTGGTCATGTATTTTCTTTTGCATCATCTTAGCTGCAATCATTGCAGGACTAAAAGTAACTGCAGTAGGTGTTTTACCTACACCTTGACGAACACCTTCGATGTCCTCAAACTTATCTTTAAGTGGGCCTAGACTATCTGCTAATGTCTTTTCAGTTGCACCGGCAGGTAAGTCTTTACCATCACCCGCAAAACCGTAAGGACTTACTACTTCATCTAAAGCAGACTCACGTAGTTGCTCTGGTTCTTTAGGATCAAAGTGTACATCTGCAACTACACCCTCTGGAAGTTCAGTAGGGTCTACAGTTAAAGGAAACTTTTGTGCCGCAAATAATACATCTACAATTTGACCATAGGCCGCTAATGTTTTAGTCTTAGTTACTTTAATAAAGACTCTAGACTTCTCAGCTTCTGTAAACTGTACTTCTGGACTATACAATCCACGATAGTTACGGTAAGCTTTTAACCAACGATCTTCATCTTGTTGACGGTAATCATCTGCGCGATTATACTTTTCCATAATGAAAGGAATAATTTTAGAAGCATCTGCATCATCCACTACTGAGTTGTCACTATCTTCTAGAGCAATAGCGTCATCTTCAATAAAGCCTTCGTTTTCTTCTGCCATTTAATTTTCCTTAATATCCAAATGTAGTATCTGCTATACGCATACTATTCGTAGGTCCGTTAGTTGTATTAAAGTCAAATACACTAAATCTTGGTCTTGACATGATACCATATCTTAGCGCATCATACAAGTGGTCTTCTGCGTGTGTATCAATATCTTCTGGGTTTCTTTTATCTATTGGTAGTGCCGGTAGCTGTGCTATTATGTTTGTGCAAGTATTAAAGAATACAAGCCTTGGTTTTTCTGTGTATTCATCTACTTGTAACCGTCTGTGTATTTCGTTCTTACCTGCTACACGAGAACCCTTTGATCTATCTGAAGGACGCCACCGACATCCCTTCTGTACCATCTGCTCTGCCAGTGAAGGTCCAGTGTCACCGCGTTTGTGCCACAAAGAACTATCAAGTACACCGTATCTAATTGCACCGTCGCCTACTTCGGCTTCTAGTACCATGTCCGCTAAGTCAGTTGCAAGTACTTTAGTTACGTATAACTCTCTGTATACAATTAACTGCTCGCTTGGACTTACTGCAATCCATACTACACCTGACCAACTTCCGTATCCATAGTCACACGCTCTAAACTTAGTCCAGTTAGAAGGTATTAAGAATGGTTCAATTACATGTACGCCTCTATCAAACTCAGTAAAGGCTGCACCTTCTTGTACATCCCAATCACCTTCAAGTAATCTCTTGCGCTGTTGCTCAGGTAGTGATAGAAGCATTGCTTCATAGTCACCTTGTTCAGCTAGGTAGGGATTATCAGATAGACGAGCAGGTATAAACTTAC